ACTAACTGAAAAATTAAGGATATGGCACTGATATTCAATAATCGGGTATGTGTGTTTGCGAATGAGCTGATAGCTTTTAATCCGAAAACAAGGATTGGAAGTGAGAAAGGATTCTTAACCAAATCAAATTATGATAAGATGAAAAGCAAAAAGCAAATCATCGTGCTCCAACGCAGTACCCCGAATAATTCCGCAATCGTAGACTTTGAGACCATGAGAGAAGATGTAAAGAGACAGTACAACCTGATAAACGGCGACCCGCGTGCCGTAATTGCCACCCAGTCGCAAAAGAGCCTTCTGGAAGAAGCTATTGTCTTCAGTAACGATGCCTTTGAGTTTTACACAACCAAGTATCGGTATGATGGTGGTAAGAAACTTCCGGATGCCAAGATAGACGAATATACTCTGAATGTGCGCGTACTGGAAGCCATTCTTTACCTGAAAGACGAACACCGCAAGGATGTCATCGGTACAAGCGGCCCCCGCGTCAATATGTGGGAAAAACTCTGTACACTGAGCAATGAACTACTGGCCTTGCGCGACCCACACGGGAAACCTCTGTTTCCGCACACCCTGCCGCAAAACGCAGCTTCGCTGAAGCGTAAGTGCCAGGAATACGAGGATGCATGCCGCATCAGCCGTGAAGAAGGCTACCGTTATCTTATTCATAAGAACTTTGGCAACAAGTCCGCTGCCGTGGTGAAGGATGAAGAGAGCGAAGCCATCCTGCACAAGCTCATCTCCCTGCACAACAACCTGAACAGCGTGCAAATAATGGAAGAGTATAACAAGGTGGCGGAAATTCTTGATAAGCCGCTTATCAACAGCCCCGTGACTGTGGATAATTACAAGAAGAAGATGGAACTCACCACCATGCAGGGACGCAAAGGAAAGATACCCGCAAGATGCAGATACACCGGGAAGCCCCTACGCAAGCCCTCACCTACTGGACGCTGGACGGCTGGACGGTGGAACTGCTGTACCAGAAGAAGGTTGCCAAAAACAAGAAGGCGAACGGTGAGGAAAAACGGTATATGATGACCACTTATACCAACCGCAAAACCATCGTAGTTGTGCTGGACGCCTGCTGCAAATACCCTGTAGGCTATGCCATTGGAGACCATGAGTCACCGGCACTGATACGTGAGGCCCTGCGCAATGCCGTGCGGCATACTAAAGAACTGTTTGGCGACCGATACAAGCCGCTGCAGCTTCAGAGCGACAATTATCAGAAAGGTGTTATGGTTCCCTTCTATCAGGCAATGACTAAATACTACACGCCTGCCGCCCTTGGCAATGCCAAATCGAAAATAATCGAACCTTACTTCAAGTATCTGAACGTGCAGCATTGCCAGAAGCAAGGCAACTGGTCAGGGTTCGGCATCACTTCCGACCAGGACAATCAGCCGAATATGGAAGTCATCAACGCGAACCGTCACCTCATTCCCGATGAAGAAACCCTCATGGGACAGATTGAAGCCATGATGATGAAGGAACGCGCCATGAAGATTAAAGATTTTATGGCTGCCTGGGAACAGACTGAGGAAGCCCGAAAGTTACCTTTCTGTGATGAGGAATACCTGCTGCTGATGGGCGAAACCACCGGACGCACCAACCACATTAACGGTGACGGTCTTCGTCTGGAAATGCAAGGTGAGCGGATCAACTACGACACCTTCGACATCTCCCTGCGCGAGCACTACAACGAGGATTGGATCGTGCGCTATGACCCCGAAGACATGAGCCGGATACTTATCAGCAACGCCGTGCGCAAAGGCATGAAGGATGCCGGAAAAGAAATAGGCACGCTGCGCTACATGATGCAGAAGTGTATGAAGGCTCCCATGGCTCTGGCCGACCAAAAGCCGGAACACTTCGAGTACCGCAACCGGGTGAAAGGTTTCAACGAGAAACTGCAACAGCACATTGATGACAAGGTGGCGAGCGTGGACGGGCACATCAAGAACCTCCAGCAGCGCATCCCGGAGCTGATAAACAATACCCTGCTGGACCGCTACCTGATAACCGACTCACGTGGTCAGCATAAGGATGCCCGCAGCAAAATGCGTGATGAAGTGACGGATGCCGACTACGAGGACGTGACCGAACGTCTGCCGCAAGCGGTGGTAATCTCCGCCAATGATGAGGACGAGGACTACGAATTCAACCCGGCCGACATGAGTTATTCAAGATGATTTAAACAACCTTTAAAAACGATATAAAGATGGATATTCAAGGATTAAAACAGTACGTCGATACACTTGTGAAACGCGGTTCCACTCAAGGTGAGATAGCCCGCAAGTGCGGTATTTCCGGCACTACCCTTTCACAGATTCTTTCCGGCAAGTATGCCGCCAAGGAAGACAATATGGCGGCAAAGATAGCGGCTGCCCTCAACTATTACGAAGGCGCCTGGAACGTGGTCGAAACCGTATCGAGCTATCAGCAGATAAAGGCCGCCTTTAATGCCGCCAAGCGCAACAGCAAATGGTTTTGCATCTCTTCCCGTTCGGGCAGCGGAAAGACGCAGTCGCTCATCGACCTCTATAACGTGAATGCTGACAAGTCCGTCATCTACCTGAAGTGCCGTAAGTGGACAGGGCGCAAGTTCCTTACGAAGCTTGCTACATGCCTTGGCTTAAAAGTAACCCGCTACATGGACAACGACGACTTGCTGGATATCATCATTGCCAACATCAACCAGATGTCCGACCTGCATCCGCTTCTGATACTGGATGATGCCGGAAAGCTGACCCACTCCGCACTGTGTGCGCTTATCCCCCTATATGATGATACATTTCACCGCATGGGAGCACTGGTAGCCGGTACGGAAACACTGGAACGCACCATCAAGCGTTACGTAGGCCGTATCGAGGGATATGATGAAATAGACGGACGCTTTAAGCGAAATTATATAGCCCTGCTGGGTGCCACGAAAAAAGACGTATGCGCCATCTGCCAGGCCAACGGTGTGACGGACAAGGACAAGCAGCTGGAGATATGGGGTAAGCTGGACAAGCGCAAGAAAGAGCCGGTAGAAGGCAGCGGGAAGTTCGTCCTGTTTTGCGACGACCTTCGCGAGCTGGCGGGCATGATAGACAATGAACTGATACATCAACAACTGGAACGTGGAGAACTGGCATGAAGATTCTGAGCGTAAAGAACATAGAAGACGCGAAATTCCAATACATCCCTTTTGACGGGGAATGGTACCAGGCATTCGGCAGGCCCGAGCGTTCCGGATGCTGGATTATCTACGGGAAGTCAGGACAAGGGAAAACGCACTTTGCCCTATTGCTGGCCCGGAAACTGGATGAGCTTGGAATGAGGGTGCTGTTCATCTCGCTGGAAATGGGAGTGCGTGACGACTTTCAGAAGGAACTGGCACTGGCAGGCATCCGTAGCGGAGTCAGCCGAATACAGTTCAGCGAGGAATGTGAAGGTGTAGAAGACATTGAAGGGGAAATAACCAAGCAACGCAGTGCCGACGTGGTAATAGTCGATTCCGTGCAATACCTGGGAGACCAGTGCGGAGTCAAGGCCAAAGAGATTATAGCCCTGCGAAAGAAGTATCCTAAAAAGATGTTCGTTTTCCTTTCTCATGTGGATGGAAAGGAGGTTGAAGGGCAGATGGCCTACGACGTGAAGAAGGATTCTTTCAGGCGTATATATATAGACAGATTCAAGGCATCACATGTGTCTCGTGGTGCAGGTGGCCCCCGCGGCTACTTCATTATATGGGACAAAGGATATCAAAAACATTGGTTGGAAAATATTAAAGAACAAGCGTATGAAAGTAACAATGACTAAACCCATCAGCCCCCGGCAGCTGCAAGCCTTGCAGACAGCCATTCAGGGCATCGGCATCAGAGAGAGGCAGGAACGCCTGGAATGGCTGTCCGGCCAGACGGGGCGAATCATCGGCCAAGGAACTGACCTTCGAGGAAGCGAAGCGCCTGCTGTCAAGTCTGAACGGTGATCGCGACCGGAAGGTGAAGGATATGCTTCGGGAAGAAGCCCGCAGGCTGGTGGGAAAGATTTATAAGAAGTCTTTCCAGATATCTTTCCTCAATAAGGATTATAGCGGGGATAACAGTCCGGAAGATTTCGAGATGAACAAGGCTAAAATCAATGTTTGGGTACGAAAGTACAGCGGAACCGGGAAGAACATCACGCAGATGGATGTGGAGGAACTGCGCAAGGTGCTTGGCGTGATGGGAAAGATAGCCAGAAAGGAGGCGGAATAATGAGAGACTACATCCGTAAGTTCCCGGACACGTCTGATCGCCGTCAGGAGCTTGCCGGCCTGCTCGAAGCCAGCGAAGGGCGTATTCGTTACTACGAATACCAGTTGGATGCCGATGCCGGCACGTTATCCGCGGCAAAATATGACCAGCTCCTGGCTGAGTGCAATTCGGAATATAGACGCTATAACCAGCTGGAAGAAGAACTGGAGGCGCTGGAAAAACCGAAAAAGTCGCCGGAAAATAAGGAAAAGCGGCGCAAGCTGAACAGGGAAAGAAGAGAGAAAATTAACTATTAACCCAATAAAAAAAGGAATTATGGCAAGAACTAAGAAAACAGTAGTCAGCGGCATCAGCCGCGAACAGGCAGAACAGGCATTCGCAGACTTTGCAGCGGCCGACGCCAAAGTACAGAACCTCACGTCCAAGATGGACATCGAGATGACCCGCATCCGCGAGAAGTATGCTGACCAGTTGGCGGAACAGAACGCCCGGAAAGAAGCGGCTTTCGAGATTGTGCAGGCCTATGCGGT